GTCATTGTCCGTCAAATAGGGATGTAAGCGTCGTCAACGCTAAGATAGATGCCGCGAGCACAGTCGTAGGCAGCCTGCATGATATCGGCCGGTATCTCGCTCATCTCCCACCCTCCCTATCGTCAGAGCGGATAGACGGAGGAGCGGGGACAGCCTCAAGCGCACCTTGCGGATAGATCTGAACTGAACCCGGCTCGCGCTCGCTTTCGACGCAATAGCCGACTGGTGTCAGGTCGGTGCTGTAAAAGCCGACGATCTTCCCTTGCCATGAAGAGCCTTTGGTTTTGCGCACATGGTCGCCAATCGAGAAAGCGCGCCCATCCTCGCCGCTCCTGGCTTCGTGATAGATCGGCATCCACCCATCAGCAATCGCCAGATACGCCTCAACCGCCGCCTTAGCCTTGGCGAGATTGCGTTCGCGCTCGACATATTCGGAGGCGGCGCTATAGCCTGGAAAGGTTCGTGGCTCGCCACCATCTGGGAAAGTGACGCTGTATTCGCTAACGCCGTCGACAAACTTCGTCAGCTTGATCTCATAGCCAATCTCAGATCCCGCTATGGCTTCTGCTGCGGCTTGGAGGGCGGATTCGTTGAGGGTGGTCATATGAACAATCCTTGGCTGGCATCGTAGCGGGCGCGAGGCGCGCGACGGACGGATGGGTCGTAATCTTCGAAGCGGAGAGCCGACGATCGCCACATATGGTTATTCGCCCACCGGGCAACGCCGCGCAGCTTCTTAGCGGTCCAATCATGTTTAACGTGCGGGTCACGAGTGAGAGCAACCAGCTTCATGAGCGGCTGGCAGTATGGCTCTCCGCCCCATTCGATGACTTCATGGACGCGCTGCATGCATGCTTCGTACGGTTCATTGCCGAGCAGCGTATAGATCTGGATCTTGCGAGGTGGTATGCCTGCGCCACGAAGGATCGCCATCGCCTCTTTGATATATTCTCGCTCGACCATATCGTCATAGGCCAGACGCCAGACGCCGCGGTTGATTACTCTCCAGCGTTCGAAGACGGATGAGGAGAAGGTGCGCGGCTCGAAACCGCTGTTGGCGTCGAGCAGCGGCACGCCCTCGGCCAAATATCGACCGACAATATGATCCTGATATTCACCAGGCAGGCCAGATAGGTTGTTGTCGCACAGTACAGGCAGAACCGGGAAATCCGGGAGTTCCGTGAAATCCCCTTCCATAAACGGCACGATGCAAAAAGAGCACTTCTCGGAGCAGCCACGGCTTGCGATCGTGGCGGCCGGATTGTGCCGCTGCAACGCGCCGTCTAGGCGTCCGGGATTGCCAGCGCCGCGCGGAACCCATGCCACGTCCTCGAGAAATTTCTGTGTCTTGATATGGGCGAGCGCAGGACCGCCGGCAAAGACCTTATGCCCTGTTGCGGCATAATAGATCGCCAGCTTGCGTGCCTCGGGCAGTTTGAAGGTAAAAGCAACTGAAAGGTAGGCGCGGTCACCTACCACCCAATGCGCTAAGCCACCTGACCATTTGCTCTCGGGTCCGGTCCACTTCACTTCCGCCCCTCCTGTGCATCAGAGAGGGCGGCGCGGGCGTCCATCATCTCGCGGGTCTCGAACATCGGGTGACCACACTTCGGTTGCCAGCGTGTTTGCCAGTCTCTCAGGTTAATGTGGTCGAACTGGATTTGGACGCGGCAATCGTCGCAGTACCATGCATATGAGCCGTGGTTGTACCAGTTAGCCGGCGAGCACTGGCAACGCGTACGGTTGCAGCTTCCGCCTTCGTTGCCTTTGTCAGGCTTGTTTGGGCCGTTATAATCTCCGTAGGCCATCACTTCGCCTCCCCTTGCTGATGGGTGAGGGCGGCGCGAAGGTCCTCAAAGGCGTCGAAGGGAACAATCCAGCACTTTTCTCCGCTTTCGTCTTCAAAACTGGCGAGATGTCCGTTGCGCTTTTTATAATGATCGGACGCCGATTGAACTACGGCGTTCGCGGACTCCCGCAACCGCTCGTTCTCAGCCCTAAGAGTGTCATTATCCTTCTTCGCCTTGACGACCAGACCGTGGATCATTTCATGACGGTCGCGGATTTTCTTGGCGCACAACTCAAGGTCAGCCTTGAACATGTCGCCGATCTGGCCGGAGAAATTCTCGGAGCCTCCACCAGCTAGGCCGGTTATGACCTTCGTTGCTTCGTGGGCGTATGCCCTAAGCGCGGCTATCTCGACCGCCTGCTGGAGTGCCTTTTCATTCCAGAAGCGCCATAGACTTTGGTCCATGTCATTGCCGGCCATCTCGGTTGAGGGGTCGCTTTGGGAGGTGGAAAGAGAGGAGCGCATGATATCGCGCACGGCTCCCTCATACTTCGTTTGAGCGTAAGCCTTGGCCGCCCCAACTGTTGAGAACTTTTCCTTGACCATTGTGCCGTTGATACGGAGGGGGAACTTTCCGAAGCAAACAGGCTCGTGGGTGTCGATAAGGGCCTCGAAACCAACTGTCAGATTGTGCGCCCGCCATTCCGGATAGTGTGCAGTTGGGCGCGGCTCTTCCCACTCCAGCGTCTTCACGGCCACAGGCTCTTTCACCGCTGCGGGTGGGGATGGGGCGGCAGACATAGCCACAGCATGCCCATACTGCGCCCACACAAGTATTCCAACGAGGCGATCTCTTAGCCTCCATGATGGTGCCCCCTCTCCATTGTCTTTGAAGATTGTGAGAACCTGTTTCCAAGTTTCTCCGTCTTCACGCGGCAACGGTGGGGGTTGCATTGTGGGTATTTCCGGTACAGCCCTCTCCTGCCGTTCAGCATCGGAGGGGGAGGCGGCAAGGGCCGCTTCGAGCTCGAACATCTCATCAAACGGCACAATCCACATCTTCTCGCCAGAATCATCTTGGATGCCGACCATCTTGCCGTTTCTTGCTTTGAAGTCGGACACCTTGGATGAAACAACATCTTTCGCGGCCTCAATAATCCGTTCACTTATCGGCATTGTTCTTCTCCTGAGAGAGCTTGGAGCGGAGGGTGATGGTTCCCTCACCGTGACAGGCGAAGCAATTGACGCGCCGTGAATGCATCTGGATATCTTCGATGCGCATGGCAAAGGCATTCATGCCGTTCGGCAGTTGCCAAGCCCACCCACGTCCAGAGCAGTCTTTGCATCTGGTCCTATGGTTCAGCTCTTCAAGCTTTTCCATTAGAAGAGGCCTCCAGTTTGGAGTAGAGCGCCTTCATCGACGCGTGGATCTTGCGGGCCTCATCCAGTCTGCTTTGGAACCGTTCTGCCCGGCTGGGGTATGGGAGGTTCATCTCAAGCTGAGATTTTAGTTCGGTGATCCCATCGATGACGAATTCCTCGACGTCGATCAAAAGCAGTCTTGCTTCTTCCAGCAGCCCCTCTCTGTCTAAAGAGAGGTGGGGAGTGGGGGAGGTGTAGAGGGGAATGGTGCAGTCAGGTCTGTGATGAGGGCCGCTTTTCGCGGATATTTCCATGAGGCCTGAGCCGCCAAGGCGCAGAACTGACAGGGCACCCTCTGTGGTATACCCGACCGGCTGGTCCGTTAGCAGCGCAAGGGCTGCGGTTGCTCCAGCTTCGGCCACTTCGGCAAACGCTTCTATAAGAGCCCCTGGCTGATTGCCTGCCATTTCGCGGCCCTTGGCCTTGGCGGCTTCGATCATCTCATTGGTGATCATGGCTGATACCTCCCGCCGTTCTCGACAGCAGTGAGAATGTCATTGAGAAGACGGACGCACAGCGCTTTGCGGGATTCGGACAGCCCGTCCCAAAAATCCATGGATCCGCCGCTTTGGGCAGCGTACTCACTACCCCAAAGGGCCATGGCCAGCCGGGCTTCGGCATGTGGGTTAAGATTGCGTCGCTGATCGTTGCTCACTGCTCGATCCTCTCTCTAAGTCGGCCGGCAAGAGCCAAGCCTTGGTTGATGCGGGCGGTGGCGAACTGAACAGCTTCATCCCCAAGGGTGCTGTAGGCCATCCAGAGCGCGGCGGCGGTGGCGTGTGGATTGATGCCGGTCTCGGCCCAAAAGGCTTCCTCGCCGATCTTATGTTGTCGGGAATGTTCGGCCGGAGTCAGCGGGATCGCCCAAGCGTCGCTTGCCTTATGGCTCTTCGCCCGGCCGTAATGGCAGAACAGAGTGTTGGCGAAGGAAAGGTGCGCGGCCTCGACGCCATAAACTCCTGAGACTGCCGAAGGAAGTTCATGGATGAACGAAAGGTAACCCTTGGACTTCGCCGGCTTTGCCTTTGGCGTCGGGGCGAAGTTGGTATTGGCTATACGGAAGGCGCTCATGATGACTTCCTCTCGGAAAGCCATTTCGGAGTTTCCCAGCATCCAGCATCTTCATCCTCATAGGCAGCATCCATCTCATGGGTGCTGTCATAGGCAAGAATGCTAGGCTCAAAGCCTTCCGGTGTCTTGATGCCCGACTCGTTTATCTGGAGAGTGAGAAATCCAGCGCAGATGAGTGACTTACGACCAATGATCGTGTCGCCTTCCTCATCGTCGTGATCTAAGGTCTTGTGGCAGAAAAACTCGCTGTATTTGTTTTGAGTGATGTCTGATAGTTCGTAACCGCGCTCAAGGCGCAGGAACGGCCTGACATCACGGCGATATGGGCAATGAGCACAAGGCTCTTTCATGAAATGGCTCATGCTGCCATTCCGATCTGGTCGATGTTGCCGAGATGAACCGAGAAGGTGTAGGCGACGACCCAGGGGTTGGCTCCCCATGCACCTTCACCGTTGATGTGGTTCCAGAGCGCGGAATAGGCGCTTACCGGCGAGCCATGGCGACTATCGCCGTCAAATCCCCAATCACATCCCATCTCAATTGCAACCGAAGGGGCGCCTGGCATTTTTATCAGGCCTTCGGCGATTGCATCTTCGCGGCTAATGTCCTTGAGCCGCTCGACACGAACGTCAGTCACCGTGAGTGTGATGCGAGAGGCCCAGCGCGGCAGGAAAATTCCGGGTCGCAGTTCTCCTTTCAGCCCAATCTCAGCATAGTTGCGAGCCGCGGCGGCATGCTCTATATCGGCGTCGCGGGGGATGTCCCGAGGCGGCGTACCGTCAAGACTGCGGGCTGCATGCCATGCCTCGCGAACATAGAGGCGATCTTCGGGATAGGCTGGTAGATAGGAATACAGGTGTTCGCCCCACCCGAAGGGTCGCATTGGGCCACTACCGGATATTCTACTATCGTCCCACGTGCCGTCACGATAAGGCCGGTACTCATTGTATCGGTCGCCGCTGACAGGATGAGTGTAGAATTCGAATCCACGAGGCTTGAAGACCCGCCGCGTCTGCGTCTTACGGCCGGCAAGCAGGGCACGGATCATCGGCGCCGAGAAGAGTATAGGGCGATCAGCCATTGTTGCCCCCGATCTCTTCGACCGAGCATTCAAGCATCTCGGCAAACTGTTCCAGCGCCGATGATCTGAGCCGCTGGAAATCATTAGCCGGCGCTTTGATCTGAGCATCAGCACTCTCGAAAAACGCCTTGATATGGTCATGCAGTTCAGCCGGAAGCTTGACCTTCCAGTTATCCTTGGCTGCCACCAGAACGCCGCGCTTGGCCTCTGGGGTGGCCAACGTCTTGTCTACCGGGATGGACATCAGCTTCTTGCAACATTCAATCAGGTCGGCTCTGTCCATCGGGAACAGCGCTGACTGGTCTTTGGTGGGGGCGTCCGATGACACCGAGGGGGCAGCATCATCGGACGCGGCAGAGGCGTTGGGCACTTCCTCTGCTGTTACCGGCTCACGAGAGGGGACAGATGAGCCGGATTCGGTTGTTTCTTGATTGCGATGGTCTTTGAAGACGACACCGCGCTCGGCGGCTTCCTTCATGATGAATTCGATGAAATCGGTCATCTCGTCCTTCGATAGGTCTGAGGATGAAAGCTCGATAGGCAGAAAGGTTTTCTGGTCCAGGCTTGGCAGGAAGCTGACTTCCCGGCCAAAGGCGTGTAGAAAGATGGCCTTCCACTGTGACGGGTCGTATTTCTTGCCGGCGTGGCCGAGCTGCTGGGCTATTTCCGTCAGGAGAGCCCAAAGCATGTCGTTTTGAGGCAGAGTACGTTTGGACGCCTTGAACTCGACGCGCGTCCCGACCGGCGCTTTGCCGATCCAATCGACGGCCTTGCGGCGGTCAAAGTTAGATTCGAGAACCAACAAAGCACGGCCCATGATCAAATCCCCGCTGTCTTGGCTAACTCATCGTCAGGGAGAGGCTCGGGAAAATGTTTCATCAGTTCCGCTCGCCAGTAGTCGCGGCTTTCGTACCACTGCGGGCCTACGCTCTCGCTGACAATCGGGTCACGATTCTCCTTGATGTACGCTTCCAAATTATCCGGAGAGGTGTGGCGCATAAGGCGGCCGCGCACACCTTCGTCATCAAGCTTTCCAGCTTCCCGCAGTTCGTACAGCGCTTCCTGGTAGCGCTCAAAAAGGCCCTTGTAGTGGCCTAACTCGATTGGCTTCCATCGATAGTAATCTGACCTAGATCGGTTATTCGTCTCGTATGTGTTCAACCGATCAATGGCTTGGTCGATCGATTTGGCATAGATTTGCGTCTGAATCTTTGTCAGGAATTCGCGACGGTCCACGTCCTCAAACCCCGGAGAAGCAAAGCGCTCGGCCATCTTGCGGACTAAGCCAGATCGTGCCTCGTCATCGTTCATGATGCCGTCTGCCAATTCCTCGGCAGAAATGCGGGCCAGGATGAACGAAACCAAATCCTCGATAGGGAAGTTGATAGAACCGTCACTGACACTCATATTTGGGAAGTGCTTGCCGGGGTCGGACTTAGTATAATATTTGCGCTGCGCCGTGACCTCGCCGTCTTCCCAGACGGTGATATCAAATTCGTTCAGGGAATGGACGGTACCCTTTCTCCCCTTCGTGATTTTCTCTCCGTCAAGATCGATTACCATGTTGGTCTCGATCTCGTTGTCTACCTTCAAGGTCGAAGGGCGGTCATTGTATCTAGACAGAAACACTACGCAGCCTCCTTCTGCCCATAGCGGCGGACGCGCTCGACAAGCTCTGCAAGCTCGTCATTGAAGCGATCGACCTCGTCCGACATGGTCTTGATGTATTCCTCATCGCGAGGCACGCGCACGGTCAGGACGGGAAGCTTCGGCCAGTAGGATACAAAATCCCACCATTCCCGCTCTGATATCCATAGGTTGCCCTGAACCTGGGCCTTATGTTCAGGTGGCATACGATCACGCTCAAGGCGATCGATCTGGATATGAGGCATGGCGGTCTTGATTTCCAAACCGCCGTTGGTGCCGATCAGACTATCGGGGCTCGCGCCCTTGTTGCCGTTACGGATGAAGCCAACAAGCTGCGGCTCGTTGCCTGTGATGAAGGCATATTCCCTGCGGGCAATATCCTCCATATCGTGGCCGCGCTCGGTATGGGTGCTGGTGAAGGACTCGGCCGGTTCCTCGGTGAGGATTTCTCCGGCCAGCTTGCGCATATACTCGCTGCGCGTCTTTCCTTCTCCCTTAGCCATGACCGTTGCGAATTTGCTGGCCGTCGGGATGCCGAGGCGAGCCGTGATCCACTCGGGCGAGTTCTGATCACAATCGATGATCTGGAGCGTCATGCCGCGCTCCCTTGCTTCCGCTGGTTGGCGATATAGGTGACCCGCTGGCGAAGAGACGCCACGACCTCGTTGAACTGCTTCAACGGAATTTCCGTGACGGCCTCAACCTGCCAGCGCTCGCAGAACACAGCCGTCTCGACCTCACCCTTTTCGATAAGTTCTCGAATGACTGAGGCTTGCGCTTCGGTGATCGTCTTGGCGTCATCGACGGTCTGGCCTGAACTGCCACCGTCATCGTCAGCCGCAGCAGCAAGCCCGAGTGCTGCCTTGAGCGTATAACGCTGCAGGTAGGTCACAGTTGAGCCGATGGCCTGAATGCTGTTTTTGTTGCCGCTCTCGTCCCGGCCGGCGAGAAGCGTGTTTTCCTCGCTATGGCCCATGCGGTGAGAAATGATGCAGGTAACAGAAATGGGCATATTCGTTTCTGCTTGGGTGCGGTAACGAACTGAAAGGCCATTTGCGGATAGGACAGGACCGATAAGATTCATGATCGAGGCCAGATCCTCGTACTGGTAATTGGTGCGGCCCTTGGCGGTAGTGAAATCAACCTTCCGCTTTTTGATGATAGCCGGCATATTGGCCTTAGCCGCAGCCATAGCCTCATCGAAGGCCTTCCGCGCCTGATTAGCTTCCCAGCGCTCCTGCAGCGTCATAAGCTGCGTTAGCGTCTCAACGCTCGCTCCGGACGATACAGCACGGTCCAGCATCTCCATGGGAGTCATGACGGTGCGTGGCTGGTTGGCGACGATATCGGCTGGCGTCTGGATTTCTAATGCGTTTCCCACTTTTTTAGCCTCCATGGCTTGCTTTGCCTGTGCCAGCACTCGGGAGATGGGCTGGGTGATATGTTCTTCGGAACCTTGGATCTCGATTACCTTGTCCAAGCGACCGACTCCTGCTCGGCTAGAATTTGCTGGTGGATGGCGTAATCAGCCTGCGGGAGCGACCAGATGGCGATGACAGTGCCTATAGCCACGATCCAGATGTAGGCGATGATCGAAAGGAACTGGCGGTCACGGGCGGCTTGAGCTGCAGCGGCACGTCTATTGATGTCTGCCAGACGGGCTTGAATATCGGTCATGGCTTGGCCCTCGTCTTGGCGATGGCCCTCTCAGCGACTTCCCACGCCCCTTTGACAATCGCCATTTCTCCATCAGACAGTTGAACCCATATGTGTTCGTAGACGTCCGACAGGTGCTGAAGAGCGTCGAGGAGATCAGGCGCGGCAGCGATCAGGCGGGCGTTGGCGTTCTGTTCGTCTCCACCAATGCTGCCAGCCATTGAACAATCAGCGATGTGCTTCATGGCCGCAGTATCGCCATCGTCGGGATAAACGTCAGTTCCATTGAAGGTGCGCCAAGGACCGGCCGTGTGCTTTGCCTCAGACATGACGCACCTCAATCTCCGGCACACAGACCACATCGACCGAATACGACCGTCTAGCCTTGGCCCTCTTACGTTCCCGCATGTCGTGGTGCTGGTGACGGGGATCGTCCTTGACCAGCTTGAAGCCGAGGACGGCTATCTGAGCATCGGGAAGGAACCAGTTTCCTTCGATGGGGGTGAGATATTCTGTTTGGAAGTTGCGGGTGGTCATAAGCAAACCCTCCTGTTGAAGATCATCTTTCGAAATCCCGCTTGCCAAAGGCGGGATGCCGAAGGAGATCAGCCGCTGCTATCGATTTCGTAGGATTTCCCGCAATTCTCGCAGGTGTAGAGATGAAGGCAGTTCCCGGTGCGCCGTTCGTTGAATTTGTGGTCGCAGGCCTTCCACTCGTAGTATTCGACGCGCTCACTTCGGTAGGATCGAAAGATCGCAACCGCGAAGCCGCCGTCGATGTATTGGGAATGACCCAGATAGTAGATGAGGATCGTGGCCCACTCGTCACCGATCTTCTTCGAGCCGCACCATGCTTCGCCGTTAAACGAATACGATGATCTCCAACCCCAGAAGGTCTTTTCCTCAGACTTCTTGAGGTTTGGAAGGGGCCAAGCCGGGTCCTGATAGTCCTTCTCCAGCCCGAGCGCTTTCAGCACCTCGGCCTTATGTTTTTCTGTCGTTGCAGTGAAAAGCATTTCCCTCATCCTCTGAAAATCCACGGGCACTCAAGACCTAGTCCGCGCGCCTATGGCGATTGGTGGTTAGGCTGCAATGGCCTCATACGGGGCTAGGTCGAGCCACTGCGCCCCCGGAACGCCCATCTCGACCAAGATCTGGACGACGTCTTCCGCAAAGGCGCTCTTCACCTTGTCGCGTTGCTTGAGCCAATTGGCGGAGGCGGAGGCGGAGGCGTAGGCGTAGGCGGAGGCGTCGGCGGAGGCGTAGGCGGAGGCGGAGGCGGAGGCGGAGGCGGAGGCGGAGGCGGAGGCGTAGGCGTAGGCGGAGGCGTCGGCGGAGGCGGAGGCGGAGGCGTAGGCGTAGGCGGAGGCGTCGGCGTTATCCCTCGCTGCCCTCGAAATATCCCTCGCGTTCAGTGCCGCCTCCTTGTTTCTCTCTTTTTCGCATCGGTCTGCTGCCGCAAGGAGTGCCGCCTTATGATTGCTGTCCTTATGGACAGATGCCGCTGCGCGAAGGGCGATAGGGACTTGCTTGCCGATGGCAAGATCAACGAGGCGACGAGCGAATTCTTTGTCGTCGAGATTGTCTTTGCTGCCGAGCTGGATCAGTGCCAGACGGCGAAGTCCAGAAGCGCGAGCCTTATCCGAAGACCATGAACTGTCATTCAATCGGATCTTTAGGCTACGCAGGATAGGTGCGACACACTTCGGGTCATCGCTGTGCGGGAGGCCCAAGGCGTAACATACGGCTGCCTCGACGCACATCTGACCGGGGACAGGTTTTCCCATTCCAGACACAAGGCCGGCGTCTACGACCTTCAGGACCTTTTCTGCGACTTCTCTGGTGATTTCTAATTCCATGACTATCCCCTTCCGCCCTAAGCGGATCTAGTGGTGGCTAAAACTTGTGGGCATCCCAGCTAAGGTCTTCAGGTTCGCCCCAAAGTCGATCATTGGTGCGAGCCTTGTGGGCTGCGTGCTGACCGGTTCGCTGTTCCTGCTTGATGGCTTTGCAGGACTTGGAGCAGAACTTTCCCCAGCCGCGTTTCACATCGGCAGTTCGGGCAGTGAACGGGTCACCACAGTTTTTGCATTTGACCAAAACCTTGCCCATCACGCAGCGTCCTGTTCCTGCTCGACCAGCACCCGCTCCATGAGCGTTGCCAGGGTCTCAAGATTGTCTTGGCAGGAGGCGAGACGGTTACGGCGGTCTGGAGAGTTGACCGGAAGCGATATCGCCTCGATCAGCTTTCGGTTCAGCCGGTGCGTAGCGTCGATGGCATGCTCGATCTGGAACGTGTTCATCATTGGAAAAACCTTTGAAAAGTCTCGACAGAAGCGTTGAAATCACGGGCTTCAAGGATGGCGCAGTCACACTCGGCTTCGCTCAGATCCTCGTACTCAAAGGCATCGTCACGGTGCGGTGACAGGTTCATGTCCCGGTCCAGATAATCCACCGTCCCATCCCCAAACAGGACCGCGACGTAATGGAAGACCTTCATGCGCGGACGGGTGAAACGCTCGGTCTTTGCAATCGTCTCGGGTGAGAACATGTCCATCAGACTTTCTCCGCTTCCCGAACCGCAGCCTTAGCCATCCGCCGCAACCGGGCCTGATCGCCAATCCACTGGTCAGATGCTTGAACCTTCGTCGACCCAGAACTGCGGCACACGTAGCAACGAGCAGATCCGAAGCTCTCGAACGGGAAGAAAGTCCTCGTCAGGGTCTTGCCGGTTCCAGCGCAGAGATTGCAGGTGGAGAGCGTTGCCATCACGCACCGGCCTGCTCGCGCTTGACGTCATTCAGCTCAAAGGCCTTCTTGAGACCGGCGTGCGAAGGAACGTCATCGTACGAGACGAAATCCATGCGATAACCATCAGGATAATGGGCCCTGAACTTTTCGTGGCGATCTGGGCGCGAGCCGTCGATGATTCCGAGATCATGGGGCATATAGCCTTCATGGGAGCAAGCATGACCGCCAAGGCCGGTTCCATCTTCGGCTATCAGACAGGCACTCATCCATCCGGACGAGCCTCCGTTGTTGAAGCCGTAAATGACCGGCAATTCCTCAATCGGCCTGTTATGCGGGTTTGAAACCGCGAAACCCTTCCCTGCCCAATCGGCGAGATGGTCTGCGAGGTATGCGCGAGCTGCTGCTTCTGTCGTCATGTCTGTTGTCCTCTGTTCAGAGCATCCGTTTAGGGGGTGGGGTTAGGCGGCGCGCTGGTCAATCTCGCTCATTGAGGCGAGCGGAGACGCAATGGCGAAGGCCACAATGAGCTTTTCATGAAGATCAGGATTTTCTGCCCAAATTGACCGGGCACGGATCAGCGCCGCCTTTTCTTGACGATCTTCCTCGGCGCGCTGCGCCGCCGGTAGAACGTAATCCCAACCTGCGCGGCAATGGCTCATAGTATTCAGGCACTGCTTGAATTCTTCGATCAGCGTCATTTCCCTCATCCTTTTCGTCGTTCTGATCACTTTCGAACTGGACCCGAAGGTCCACGCCGAAGGGGATCAGGCACCGCCGCTTGCCGAAGCAGTGTTTGGGTTTCGTGTGCCTTCGAGATACTTGCGCTCGCATTCGGCGCCGATGATTGGGCGCAGACGCCGCATGATTTCGCGCACGGTGGCGTGGTCCACCCAGAACGTGCGCCCATCGTCCATGACGTAAGCGCCGCCAACAGCAGCATCCATGTCGTATTCGCACTGCTTCGAAAGTTCTGTCGGGTTGGTCATCGTTTAGGGCTCCGTGAAGTGGGATCAGGCGGAAAGATCAGCGAGACGAGCGCGCAAATAATCGCGAGCCAGATAGAGATCGCGGGCGCTGTCAAAGAAACGGACGCCCATGGCCTCATCGGCCTGCGTTGCGCAAAGATCAGCAGCAATGCCGTAGACAGCCTTGCGCGATGGACGGCGACGCAAGCCGAAGAGCTTTGCTTGGGCGAGCCAGATATTGAGCTTGGCCTGATGGCGTACGTTGTCGGCGATCATTTCCCTCATCCTCTCTTACCCGTTCGGTTTCTCTCGTCGCCTTGTGGCGGGGGAAATCCGTTTGGTGTGAGCCGATCCCGTTTCTCTGAGCCCGTGGGCTGGTCAGTCGGTAGCGGCTTCGATGAGGATGAATGTAACAGATAATGCTACACTGTCAATCGACATGTAACATAAAATGACGCAAAATATTTGACATGCGATTTGCGATGGCGCAAAAGAAAAGCGCCGGCGGGATGATCCGACCGGCGCTCAATGCAGTACGTTGATGAATCCAGCTTACCACATCACAATTATTGATGGAAGCGGATATGCTGCTGAGAGGTGCCGAAAGGCGATAAAAGGCAGCGGTCTCCGGGTGTTCACCCGCGCCAGCCGATCATTCCGGCCAATGAACAATCCCATGCGGTGCCAATTCCCAGTCTGAATTGGAGCATACGTGCCGAGACGCCATGATTCGGGCTAACCGGCATATGGACAGCTTGAGATTGAAGCGCGGGCTTGGACGGCCTTGATCGCCCCGCAAGGGTGGATAAACGACGAAAGTGGTGAGGTTTGGCGCGAATGCCTTCCGCCTGGGAGTGCGAGCCCCCTAAGTGCCGCCGGTAGCATCCGGCATCAGCTCGGTCGATAAAGCGTGTTTGATCTTCGAATGCTATAGTCTACGGAATAAGACGGGATAGATGTGATAACCTCACCCTCCGTCTTTGATCTTGCTTTATCTAAATACCAGAATGCTTAACAGGGCAGTATTGATGATGCTAAGTAGCACGACAAAAGCGCGAAGGCCGCGAAGCTCTTTTCTTGTGTTGATCAGCGCAACATACGTCAGAACGATATCTTGCCTAGAATGCGCAATGAGACGATCGCGGGTGTCATCATCCAAATCATAAACATGAGGATGTGTCGCGCCAATGTATCCCAAATCTTGGTGAAGAGAATTTTTAGAGAATGTCGCTTCATAATCTTCTGGTTTAATTTTGCGACCGAACAACTTGAGCGAATTCAAATCAATCTGCATCGCCTCTGCAAAGCTGGTTTTCTCGCGCTCTGATGACATCAGTTAACGACTCCAAATTTTCTCAGCACACGACCGACAATAAACAGATCCTCGGCCCGCCATTCCTTCGGCTTGTGGCGAGGGTTGTCGGAAATTACAGTTATCATTTGCTGTTCGGCACCAGGCTGGCTGGAGATCTCAAGTCGCTTTACGACAAGCCCTCCAATCTCGTCCAGCACAGCGTAAAGACCGGAAGGCGAAGGCCAACGATGGCGGGTGTCAATAAAGACAACATCACCTTCGTTGAGCGTGGGCAGCATAGAATCTCCTTGAACGGGCAACACAGCAACATCTTGGGCCGCCAAGCCGAGAGAAACGAGCATAGGAGGTGGCAGCCGCCAATAGTCGCGAACGTTGTCAGCGGAGAATGTCATTCCATGTCGACCCGGGACACCTTCTGACACAATGGTGAGGCCACCCCCACCCATCCCGCCGGTAGCGTCTATCTGGGCCGATCCATCCTTAGGAACCCCTCGCACTCCCGTCTCAGAGCCTATCGTCATCTGCTGTTCGGCAGATGGGGCTTCAGGCTCATCGGGATCGAAGCTGTCAATTAATTTGCTTTTTCCTCCAGGAATTCTGTTCAGCATCAGATCATTGGCGCTCACCCCAAGGAGTGGGGCCATAATTTCCGCGCGATCTCTTTTCAGCTTTTTATGATCATTGGCCAGTCGATTGATTGTGGCGCGTGAAAGATCAAGCAGATCGGCTAGATCTTCTTGTGAGCCAATTTTTGATGCTTTGATGAATGGTTCAAGCCAGTTTTTCGACATGGCGATTTTATCCGCCATCTTCTTGGTTTGATCTATGCCATAAAATGCTACACTCCCGTTGACATTGGGTGAAAAGTGTAGCAATTATTGCGACATGACCCTTGAAGATTATATCCACGAGCACACAACTGTAACAGCTTTTGCAACTTTGCTGGGCAAGAGCCGGGCGCAAGTGCACCGGTATATGCGCGGAGAGAATCTGAGCAAGAGCGTCATTGAAGAGATTTGCCGCGCTTCCGGCGGGGTAATCGAGCCGAAGTCGTTCTTCCGGCAGCCGGAGACTGCGGCATGATAGCCTTTCTCCAAGATCAGACAAAATGGTCCATAGAGCCGATCAGAGATACTGAGGTCGCTCATTTCTATTGGATGACCGATATCAATACACACGAGATCGGCGACGCGTTCCACCGCACCGTCGATGGGTGCCTCACGAAATTTGTGGGTCCGGCGCGTGTGTGCGGTTTGACCTGCATAGAATGCGCCGACGATGTTTTGGTGGAATCCCGAACGCAGGCGAAGGACCGTATTAAACATCTTGATGAGGAAGATTGGGGCCATCGGGCGCGCTGGGCAGATCCTCGTATCTGCCTCAAGTGCAAAAAAGATATTTATCGGCAGCAACAAGCCCAGAATTTGGAAGAGCGGAACGCCGAACAAGAGCGCAAGGCTCTTCTCAAGACGATGCCGTATCGGGAGTATCTCCTTACGGCAGAATGGCAGGCAAGACGCAAAGAGGCGTTGAGGCGAGCTGGTTACCGCTGCCAAACGTGCGCGGAACCCGGTAAGATGCATGTTCATCACAGGACATACGTCAATCGAGGCGCAGAGCGCCCCTCGGATCTGATCGTCCTCTGCTTCAAATGCCATGAGCTTTTCCACGAAAACAGGCGTTTGGCCGATGGCGGGAGGGCGGCAGCATGACCCCCTCCGATCTCCTCACCCACGCCTATAGCCGAGCCTACAAGCTCTACCACGGCAATGAAGCCCCAAAAATCACCCGAGGCTCTGGTGGAGGGTATGTGATCCACGGTGAGGGTGGGGCGAGCCGAAGACTGACGGCGGCGCATATGCGGGTGCTGACGAACGCGATGAAGCGTTGGGTTGCTGAGAGGGATGCGGCATGACGGAAATGAACGATCTCAGCTTTGCGGCTGTTTGCAAGGGACAATATGCCGAAGGTTATAACGACGCCCTGACAACGGTGGCTGATTGGATCCAGACCCAGCGCAATGACATGCCGGCGCATGGCTGGGAGTTTGCGGCAGTTATACGCGCGCACCTCAACCTTGGCATTCTTCGCGCTCCTGAGCTTTCCGACCGCCAATACTTGGAAAAGATCGCCTCTCAGGTGATCGCCAGAGACAATTCCAAACCCGCCGCAGCCACCGATAGCCCAGAGGCCTGGACTCCTTTGGGCAACATCGAGGCTGCGGTGGTCCAGATCGGGGCAGGCGCCGTCGAATCCGTCTGCCCCGCATTGATCGATGATGTGGGAGGGGGAGTCTGAGCCATGAAACTCATCAATACCGGCATTGCCGCTTTTTCTCTTCTCACTCTCGCATCGTGCGGGCAAGAGCCCATGAAGGCCGAGACTTCGGCTAACGGAGCTACGGCTTATCTCATCGCAACTGTCGATGGCTGCCGCGTGTGGCGCGTATGGGATGGCGTAAACGTCTATTTCGCACGGTGCCCGGAAGGCGCTGTCACGACGAAGTATGAGCGCCAGCAGGGCAAGACCACGGTTCCGCAATACACAGTTGGAACGGAGGATGCTCAATGAGCTCCAACATCTGCGCAGCCCGTCAAATCCAGCGCCGTGAAGTGAACCCGGAACCTGTCGGAGCCGAATGGCTCGCCGATCTTGAGCGCCTGTTCGAAGAGAAATTTCCAGAACCAGAATGCCCAGCAGCACAAGCCGTTGAGGGCGTCGGCCATCAACGGGTGGATTCCAATCGGTTTCAGGTGAGGCAGTCATGAGCAATTTCCGTGTTGGGCAGAAGATCGTTTGCATTCGAGACTGGGAGCCTTGGCAGCGAGCTATAGCGCCGCTGGACGGCGTTGTCCTTCCTGAGATGGGGGTGATTTACACGGTAAGGGAAGTCGGCACGCTGATTGATCTCCCTTGCGTCTGGCTCAATGAGGTCCGCAACGAACTCGATCACTACAACGGGATGATTTACGAGCAGGGCTGGGACCCTAAGCGTTTTAAGCCGGTTGTCGAGCGCAAGACCGATATCAGCCAGTTCCAAGCCATGCTGAACTACCAGCCCAAAATCGTGGTGATCTCATGATCACGATCTCCCTTGAAACGGCTCTAGCATCTGCGGCAGCCCTTGGGTTCTTCGTCTGCACTATCGCGGCCCTGTCGGCTTGCATGCTTTCCTCTCGCATCTCCAGCCAGGAGGAGCGCGACAATGCCCGATAACGTCATTCTCATGGTGAAGTGCCTCGGGCTCATCCTCGGGATTCCGGTTCCGTTCGTCTTGGGTGTCTATCTCTATGCCCGGTCACGGTGGAAGCTTCGTGCCTCGGATGAGACCGACGCGGCCGGCGCTCCTGTAGGCGATCTCCGTATTCTCCGTGAGGTGACGAAGTGATCTCCTCATTCTCCAAATTTTCCACGACCACCGAAGCTACCGCGCCCTCCGTCGCCAAACTTAGCGGCGCAATGCTTCGTGTTCGTGATCGTCATTTCAAGTCTTCGCCAGTGGGCGGGGGCTGAACCTTTCGAATGCCGCTCGGTACGGGAAGAACATAGCCCGTAGCGAGAAGGACGGCATTCACGATGTCAGAGAATCAAATTCACGGTTTGCACGAAAATAAACAGGGAAAAACAGTGATGAGTACAGCTTTAGCCAGTGAGTACGTGAGGAGGATGGTGGAGCGGGAAACCGCTGGCAATGGTGACGTCGAGAACGCCATTCGCCGGCTTGCCCGCAAGCACGGCCTTTCCTTCTGGCAGATTATGCATCTCCGCGCCGGTCGGGCGAAGTCGATCACGGTCGATGCCTTCTGGACCATCCGCGCGGCTTATCTTGACTACTGCCAACAACAAATCAGCGACCTCCAAAGAGAGGTCGAGGAAGTACGGGGGAAGGATGATCGCTTTGAGGATCTTGTGGGTGAAGTGGAAGCTCTGGCTGCGAAAGTCAGGCGAGCAAAAGGACAATAAACGATGACGGCACTGGCCGGTGACAACAAGAAATTGACGCCTGAACAGCGTCAGAAGCTTTTCGCGCATCATTTCCGAAAGGAACTGGTGGCAGAGACGAAACGTCGTGAAGGCGCACAGGAGAAGTCGGCAAACCGCAAGCTTGCCAAGGGCGCCGATCCAACATTCACCGCTCAGAAGTTCGACCACTATCTCAAGGGTCACTTCGGCGAGGATGACCAGAAGCCGGTTGACCGCCTGAAGTCTGACCGCGAAAATCTCGAGTGGCTTGGGCTCATCCCATCGACCAGCGGCGGTGACCTCCTTGCCCAGGTTGACCGTGTCGACAAAGAGCAGCTTGTCCGCGCCAAGGGCTATAAGGCCGGTCTGCTCGGTCTGGATCGGGTGTCTGGCTATGACGGCGGCAGTTCGGATGATCGCCTCTGGTTAGACTCCTACGACGCCGGCAAGACCGAATACGAGACCGAGATCCCCGACATCATCGCCAAGATTGAGGCTGCGGCTTCCAAGGAAGAGCCTCCTGCGGGCGACGGCGACCCCTTTGAGAGCGATGGGTACGACCCATTCGCCGTTGCTGGCGCTACCGGCCGCATGAACTGATTGCTTCCCTGGCTCGCGTTCTCCTCCTCCCGGCGCGGGCTAACTGACCGGATCGCGAATGATCCGGTCCTTTCTCTCCTAGTGGTGACTTCATGACGATCCATTCCAGACAATCATATTCTTGCCCATGCTGCGGAAACGCCATCGGAGAGGCCGCAACAGTCGATGACGTCAAATCGGCGATAACAGCTCCAGCGCATCGCATCATATTTGACGCTCTTTCGCGGTCGGTCGGTTCTTCTGTAAGGCGCGATATGCTCCTTGATCGCATTTACGGCGGTAGACCGGATGGTGGCCCAGAGCGCGCCGATGTCATCCTCAAAGTTCAGGTCAGCCAGTTGCGCCGGAAGATCGAGCCCTACGGCTGGACGATTTCTGTTTCCAAGGGCGGCTCCGGCCAACTTGCCCAATGGCGTCTCATCCCAACAATCAAGCATTCGTGAGGTCAATATGCTCAGCAGGCCCTTCAAGTGGACAGACCAAAACCGCGAACAAGCTCGGATCATGTGGGAGAAGGATTGCACCCTTACTCAGATCGCCGCGGCTCTTGGAATTCATAAGGGCGCGATCTCCGGATATACCGGCCGCAACCGTGACATATTCCCGAGACGCGTTGTCGATGTGAAGCAAAGGGATTTGGTAGTTTCGGCAAATAAGCGCATGCCTTGGACAAGGGAGCGCTTGCTGAAGGCTGCAGCCCTTTGGTCACGGAATGTCGTGATAACGGCTATGGCCGAAACCATGGACGTCTCCACTGCGGCGATGGGCGATGTCATCAAGCGGTATCCCCAATATTTCCCGGAACGCGTACGGCCCAATAGTGGGGCTTCGGCCATAACTAAGGCAGTTTCCTTGCGGTTCGAGCGGGAGAAGAAGGCCACCGAGAGATCGTTGAGGGGCTTTGATAGCTCGGTGTACGCCATCCCTGGCGTGAACCCAGTTCTCTTCATCGATCTGGCTGCGGGGCAGTGCAAGTTCCCCATATCTAGCGCGAACGAGCCTTCTGACGGCTCAATGCCATGCTGTGGCGCTAAAGCAGGGGAGGGATCCCACTACTGCGATCATCATCATCGTTTGGCGTATCCGCTTCGGGCCATAACTCCTACCCAAGGAGTTAGCCGATGATCGTCTGGGGCATTGATCCATCTTCCAAATGCGGCTTGGCCATATACGATGCTGAGCGCTCGGTTTCGGCCGCTCACTGCGAAGTCCTCGATATGAAGGACAGCCCAAATTATTATTGGTATGGGGCTCAGCTAGGAAGAAAACTTCGATCAAGAGTGAATGACTTCGGGCGCCCTGACATTATTGTTATTGAACAGGGTTCGGAAAGCACTCAAGGCACCGGTATTAATGGCATAATCTGGGTTTGGAACGTCATAGGCACGGTTACCGGGGTTTTCGGCGTCTATGGCACCCCGATAGCGACAATCCACCCCGCGACGTGGCGGAAGCCGTTCTACGGCATCGGTTTCAAACCTCCCCAACTGCCGGTGATGGAAAGCATCGTCGTCAATGGCCAGAAGGTAAGGCGCCAAGTCGTAGAGAAGGGGAAACCTAAATTCCAGAACGACTGGAAGGCTGCGGCTGTCGCCAAATGTGAGAATGATGGCATCACGCTGCCACCTCAAAAGACTTTGGCTCACAATGCGGCGGAAGCCTTTGGCGTCGCCCATAGCTGGGCCCACGCGAGTGTCATCGACAAGGAGTTCCACCCGGCATTTATGGCTCTCCTGCAGCAGCGCAACGAGCGTCCTGCCTCGGTAGATCTCTTCGGGAGTGCAGCATAGTGGGAAAGCGTAGCACCTTTGAGCGCCGCAAGAACGACGCCTATCACACGCCGGCCGCACCCGTTCTTCCCCTTATCCCGCATCTACGCGGCATCAGGACGTTCGCAGAGCCGTGTGCAGGCGAGGGGCATCTTGTGGGCCATCTGCAGAACCATGGGCTTGTGTGTGCCTATGAAGGGGATATCGACACTGGTTTTGACGCTCTGTCCTATCGTTTCGAAGACGAGGCGACGTTTGATGCGATCATAACGAATCCGCCATGGACCCGTGAAATCCTGCACCCGATGATCCTTCGGTTTCAGTCGATAGCGCCAACTTGGCTCTTATTCGACGCTGATTGGGTGCATACGCGGCAAGCCGTACCGTTCATAGATCAGTGCAGTCATATCGCGTCCGTAGGTCGAGTGAAGTGGATCGAGGATTCGCAGTTTACCGGCAAGGATAACGCCGCTTGGCATCGTTTCCATATCCAGCATAGCGGCGGTCCCCGCTTCTTCGCGAGAGAGGCGGTGGCAGCATGAACACCCAGCATCGCGATATCCACGGCGCTCCTGTGCTGCCTGATGCCCTTGAGGCTGAGCAAGCCCTATTGGGCGCGTTCCTCATGAAAAATGATAGCATCGACGCTATCCCGTCGACTTTTGAGGCTCGCCATTTTGAAGAGCGTCTTCACTGCCTCATGTTTGAGGCGATGCAGCAGCTTCGCGCTTCTGGCAAGACGTTCAGCCCGATCACACTAAAGGGTATGCTGCCGAATGAGCGCGTCGGCGACTTAAACATCTCGCAATATATGGCCCGGCTTATGGGTAACGCGGTCGGGTTTCTCAGTATTCCTGACTGGTGCGCAGCTATTACCGCGGCTGCGGCGCGGAGAGAGATCCATTCCCTGGCTGACGATCTCAGACAGATCGCCTTTGAAGAAGAACTTAGAATACCGGACGATATAGCAGCGTTACGCCAACGTCTTGCCGAGGTCACGCAAAGCCTAATGGCAGATGACGCCATGGACGCTGATCAGGCAGCTGACGAATATTTAAGCGCGATCACTGGCGGCAGCGGGCAGGGGAATGCGGGCGGTGTGCCGGTTTGTTTGCCGGAACTACAAACCGTCCTCAGCGATGGGCTATTTCGGCCACAACGTCTCTACGGCTTGCTTTCAAGCTCCGGCGAGGGGAAGACAAGCCTGACCATGCAAGTCGTGTATACGGCCCTTATGGCTGGTCACCCAGTACAGATCCTAAGTTATGATCAGACGAGAACCGAGTTCGTCGCTCAGATGGCGGCCCAAGTCCTCGGGATCGAGATGCGCCGGCAACTTGAAAACTCAGCAGAGCATCCGCTCCTCAACCAGCGTGAAATCGATGAATGCTATGCCTTCAGTCGGAAGATATTTTCTCTGCCTTTCGATGTAATCGACTGCAAATCGGAAGATACCGTTTCGAAGCTTGCCGCCTACGCAACCAGATTTTGCAAGGTAAAGCGGAACGGGAAGACACCCCTAATCGTCATTGACCATATCGGAGTGATCAAGCCTGAAGACCCGCGTCCAGATGAGGGCACCAAGGCTAAGGCTATTGGTCAGCGTCTAAAATCATTGGCCAAAGAGCTGCATGCCGTCGTTCTAATCCTTCAGCAGCGCTCCGGCTCTGGCATGAAGCGCAGCAACCCGCGCCCAATAGCGGCTGATCTTTTCGGGGGCGAAGCAGCACGGCAGCCCTTCGACGCGATCTTCTATCTCTACAGGGCTGAGGCTCATATGGACAACCAGCTTGATACGGCTGAGGACGACCGCGAATCCGAAAAAATCAGGGCTCGGTTCCACCAGACATATTCCAAACCCTTTGACGTGCCGATCGAAGGCACTGGCGAACTCGGATGCATCAAACTTCGGTTTGGGGACAAGCGTGTCAAGAGACATGTCAATTTTGATGCGATGTTCACCAAATATGTCAGTCGCCGGCCCAAACCATCGCAAGAGAGGATGCTGTGACCATGTTCACCGATCTGAGCGATACAGGGCAGGGACGATTCCTATGAGATACGGTTCTGTTTCATCAGGAATCGAATGTGCCGCCATCGCCTGGAAGCCACTTGGCTGGCAACCCGCATTCCTAGCGGAAATCGACCCGTTCGCATCGACAGTCCTCCATCACCATCATTCGAGCGGCAGACCGAAAAACATGCCGTCGCCAGATAAAGCTGGGTTGACAGCCGAAGCTCGTAAGGAGCGCCGTGCGGCAATAAAGGCGGTAGCTTCTCTGCCGGCTGACGCGAACGGACCTCCCAACTATGGCGACATGACGACATTCGAGGAATGGCCTGATGCAATTATCGATCTTCTCATCGGCGGAACACCCTGCCAGTCCTATTCAATCGCGGGTCTCCGAGAAGGATTGGATGACCCGCGTGGTGACCTCACCCTCACCTATGCTGCAATTGCTCGCAAGTTCAGGCCCCGATGGCTGGTCTGGGAGAACGTCTTCGGCGTCCTTTCGCACGATGGAGGACGAAGCTTTGCAAGCCTTCTGGGATTGCTCTCCGGGCGAAGCGTCGAAGCCCCGAAAGGGGGATGGAAGTCTGCGGGCATTATCGAAGGCTACAATCGCGCATACGGCCTCGCATGGCGCGTGCTTGACACTCAATATGTCAGAATCGACGGGTTTGGACGGGCTATCCCTCAGCGACGAAGGCGTGTGTTCGTTGTCGGATATCTTGGAGACTGGCGACGTGCCGCAGCGGTATTATTTGAGCGGGAAGGCATGTCGGGGAATCCTCCGCCGGTCAGAGAAGCGGGGAAAATCTCTGCCGATCGCACTGGCTTCAGCGTTACGGGCAGTCTCACTCAGGGATTTGGATCAAAGTCTGGAACCGACGAATTAGCCAGCGGCAATGTCATTGCCGCTACGCATGTAGACACGGTAGCCCGCTGTGACACAGCGGGCTATGCCCAGCGCCTTGATTGGGAGACAGAGAACTTTGTCGCCTATGGCGGGAATAATTGCTCAGGCCCAATCACGGCAGCCGCCAGACTGGCGGCTCACGGCGGTCCTGCCGGCCGTATAGATTTCGCCAGTGAAACGTTCGTAGTCGCCAATCCGCTCCGAGCCCAGGCGCAACATAGCCATCGTCTCGACAGCGATAACGTCGTTATCGCTCGCACGGCACGCGATGTAGCAGACACCCTCACCAGCAATGGGGACGCTCACAGCGGCTTCCCGGAAGCCGCTGGCCTCGTGGCGCACAGCCTTCGGCCCGAAGGCTACGATGCTTCCGAAGATGGGACGGGGAGAGGAACGCCTATTGTTCCTGTGTCTGTAGCCATCCGCGGTCGAGAAGGAGGCGGTGATAAGCCACATGCGCTTATCCCTTTCGATACTACGCAGATCACCAGCAAAGCAAATTATAGCAACCCGCAACCAGGTGATCCTTGCCATCCTCTTGCGGCTGGAGCTCATCCCCCAGCGATAGCGACAGAATGGGCCGTCCGACGTCTTACCTACAAAGAATGCTGCCGCCTTCAAGGCGTACCAGACGACTATTTCGATGATGTTGTGTGGCGCGGCAAGAGCCCACCACCAGACGGGCCGATCTACAAAACGCTCGGAAACGGGTTTTCAGCCAATGCCGTGCGCTGGATAGGACGGCGCATCGAAATGGTTGAGCAGATCATAAAGGAATGTGCAGCATGAACCATTCTGCCGCCACCTCCGAAGCCCGTTTGGGCGGTTACATCGGCAAATTCCGCCCCGTATGGGCCGCTACGTTTCGAAATGTCGAAGATAGGGACGGCAATGTCCTCTATTTCAAGACGGCATTCGAGGCTGAGTGTGTCGCCTGGCGCATTCTCTATGCCCTTGAGCAGCCTACCATGCTCCGCTCCGGCGAGATCATCGGCACTCATCGTCGTGAAGCGGAAACCTACTTTACTCCACAGAGGGCGAGAGCATGAGCCGGGAACTGTTCGTGGTTCCGATGGATCTGGAGAGCGCCAACGATTGGGTGAGCTTCTTCCATCGCCATCACAAGCCGGTTGTGGGGCACAAGTTCAGTCTCGGCTGCATGAAGGACAACGACATTGTCGGGATCGTCATCGTAGGTAGACCGGTATCCCGCGTCCGCGATAATGGCTGGACGTTTGAAGTAACTCGCCTAGCTACGGATGGTACCAAGAACGCCTGCTCTTTTCTCTATGGCGCAGCTGCTCGGGCTGCCTTCTCCCTCGGATATCGCCGCATAGGCACATACATCCTCGCCAGCGAGCCAGGAACGACGTTGCGCGCTTCTGGCTGGCGGCAGATCGGCGAAGTCAAGGGCCGCTCTTGGAATGCGCCGTCCCGCCCGCGGTTCGACAATCACCCTACCTCCGACAAATTGCTCTTCGAAAAGGAATTCAATCATGGCAATTGACGCTGGGTTCATCAACAAATCGGGGCTTGAGTTCAAGGATATCAGTAGCGAAGTCTCGCGCTCATATCATTTCTCCGCGCAGATCGTGACAATCGCCGATCCTCTTTGGCTGCACGTCAGCGATTCAGGCGGTCACCGTATCTTCGATGCATCGGGGATAAGCCACTATATCCCTTCTGGATGGGTTCATCTTGAGTGGACCGTCAAGCCCGGTAGCCCGAACTTCGATTTTTGAGGTTTCGGCATGGTTCACTTCGAAACCTATATCAAAGCCAAATACCAAGGCGTCACAGCACGTCTACGCAACCCCAAGGGCGGCATTGTAGAGCCAAAGGTAGTTCGCCCCAAGGAAGAGTACGAACGGCTCGCGGTGAAGCCACAGCGGCAGGAAGTCCATTCCAAGATTGATTTCGCGACCTTGGCCCAGATCCGGGAAGATTATGAGGCTGGCATAGCGGTAGAGCGTATCTGTCAGCGTTTCCATATTAGTGCGCGCACCGTCAGGGCTTTTCGCCAAAAGCATGGGTGGCCGGTTCGGGTCAGGACTAAGGCGGGGAAGGCGATTTGATCGACCCGCGCGTTTCCGCCCTTTGCGAAGAAGTTGGTATCGAGGCCATAGAAGGCACCGCATACCCACGTCTGGGGCAGACACGCGCTGTCAACACCATCCGCCGCATCATTGATCGTTTGGGCGAGAAGCATGCGCGTCTAGTGCTCATGACATTGGCTGAAACTGAAAATAATCGGGCCATGCTTGACGAAGTGAGCATTTGGACAGCCTCCGACATGGTGAGGGTATTTCATGCCGAAATCGAGCAGGATGCCAGCACTTGGCTAGAAAGATGGGATTCTCTGCCAATTGGCTACCTGCAATCCGTATCACATGGCCTTAAAGGCATGATAAAGCAGAGAGATGCGCTCTCTGGCATGGTATATCGCGAACTACGAAAATTCTACGGTCAGCAAGATTTGGAGCAATGAGATGACATTCCAGGAAATCGAAGAGCTTTTCATCGCGGCTGCTCATACCGATCGGCGGCTTCCATCCAACGGCGAACGGCCGGCGCAGCTCAAGGCTCAGGCCATCCCGTATTTCCATAGCCAGATCGATGTAAATGGCTGGGGATCGGAGCGTTACCAAGAAGAGCGCGCTGACTTTCTGTCGAGCCGAACCACTAGGCTCAAGAAGGAAGAGATATCCCAGTGGGAGCTTTGCAACGAGCTGATGACCTTCGTTCCTCGGGAGCGTGACCGTCGGTGCCTGTGGGCATGGGCGAGTGCTGAAGCTGGAACGTTGCGGGGAACACCGAAGGGCGGTACTGAAAGTCGGCGCATGAGTTTTAGCCGCTGGTGTCAGGATGTCGAACGCGTCCACCGGAACACCGGGACACGGCGCAAGGACGCGGCTGTTTCATGCATTACTGCAATTTTCCTTCGCAACACGTTGGAAGATATACGGATGCTGCAAAACACCATGTTGCAGGAACGACCCAAAACGGTGCATAACTATATCAACATCACAGAGCCGCGCCACTGGAATGACGCAGACGTTCTAGCCCAGAAAGAAGCCATCCGAGCCGAAAAGTTCGATTGGGTTCAGTGGCGGAACGGCCAGCGTCGTGAACGGGAACGCAAACGCCAGATCGCGGCATAGATATGAGGCAAGACCCGGTTTGGCCACCGGGAACCCCCTCGGCTCGGGGCTTCGGTTCCGAGCGACGAAATCTGGAAGGCGATGATGTTCGGTGGTGCTCTGGGCTAGCAGCCGCGTTGCTAACCGAACATCTCAAGCGGCCCAGCGGTCGCCTTCTCGATACCCATTCCTCCCAAGAGGAACATGACGGCGGCATACTGGATAGGCGCGGAAGCCAAGAAGCCAGTGACCGGTATGCAACGCTTGGCCCGTCATGAGTTATAACCTTTCCGCAAAAACAGTATAACGATGCGCTACGGCGCTAGAACGGTAGCCTTCGGGCCGGTTAAGCAAGTTGCTGCGCTGGTGCACACAGCGGCAAGACCGTGGCGCGCGATAGTCGCTGGAGCCGTTCACCTATACCAACTCCTCTTCGGGAGGATATCGGCCCGATCGGCATAACTGTTGGTCGGGCTTTTCATCTTTCAACTCTTGGAAAATAATCATGTCCTATGACGACGATAAGTGCGCGCAAAGGAATGTGTTAGAGCACGTAGACGACGTGTTTGCTCGCGCCATTCTTCTCTCACAACAGGTGAGAGAGATTGTTGACCACCTCTGTGGTCCTCGCCCTGAACCGATTGACAAGCGTTGGGATACGCTTTTCCCAAG